TCTTTTACATCTTTGAATTTTTTGTGTTCTTTTTTTGCAGATGACTCCATTTTTTTGAGACGAGTATAATAATCTGGAATTTCATCTAAATGCTGAAGAGCAATATCCATCGCAAGTGTATGGTCTTTGGTATGTTCGTGCTCAATTGGTTCTCCCATATCCAATTGCTTCTGAATGAAAGAAACACTAAGACGATGTTTCTTTGCAATCTGTTCGACTGTTTTGTGTGATTTTATTTTTAATGAATGTGTTTCTTCTATAAACTGCTTAAAACTTTTCATAAGAAACTTTCTAACTATTTAGAGATATCTTCTGCATTTAAACCATTCTTAAGAAGTTTTTGAAGTTCTGCGGTAGATCCAACAAAAAGAGCATTTGTGACGTTTTTTGGTCCAGATATTTGTTCCTTTTTTAGTTCTTTTACTTTTTGGTGAATATCCATCAACTTATCTGTAGAATCGGCAACATTTTTAATAAGTTGACCAAAAACTTCATATGCTCTTGGTTGCTGTCCATCTTGTGCTAACTCTAAAAGGCTTGTTGCTGCTTCTTGTCCTTTTTCAATTAAACTATAAAGAGTTCCACGAATATAATCATAATCTAACTCTGAATGGTCTTTATCTTCAATATTTTTTATTTCCTTTTTTGATTCTTTGATGATTTCTTTTGCAGTAATAGTCGCCTTAATATCCAAAGTTTCGTCTATCTTGTCAAAATTATTTTTCATACATCAATACCTTTTGTTGGACTATAGGTTTTGCCATCACCATAGTCGTAACGATATTCACTAAATCCAAAATCATCATCTTGTTCAATTAAAGCATCATCTGCATTATTGATAATGTTGATATAAGAATTTAATGTATGTGGTGTTATTGTAGTGCCGTCCTGTCCTCTAATGACAGTGATTAAATTATTAGATATTTCTTTAACTAACATTTCTTCACTATCTATTTCAATATAATCATTTACCGAAATAGATATAGCATTATTTACATTAAATTTAGTAACTTCATCGTCTATATCTTGAGTAAGTGTAGTTGTATTGTCATTAGTGTAATCTTGAATTGCTCTTGGTTCTGCGACATATCTAAGTTGCCTAGAAGCATTTTTTCTATTCGTGTCACTATAATAATCAACTTGTACTTTTTTAATTAGACCACTTGTAGAATCTGGAATTGGTCCAAATAGATAAGTTTTTGCGGTAAAATTTAAATTATATATTATAGTTCTTTTTTCGTCATATCCACTTTCATAATTATCTTTAAAATCTATATTTTCAAGAATCATAGGTATATCTCTCTTCTCTCCAATCGAAGAAATTAAATCTATTGTCAAATTAAATGATGGTTGGAAATATGGAAGTATTTGTTCGACAATTTGAAGAGCATCTTCATTGTATTGCGACATAACCGAAAGTTGAATGCCTATGTTATATGGAACAGGCATAAAAACTTTATTTGTTGTTTTATTATCAGAAGTATTTAACGCTTTAAACGTTTGTAATGAGGAAACTTTTCTAGAATTATCATACTGAATATTAGTCATTTCAAATGCCAATCTAGGAAGAACAATCGAAACTCTTTTTCTTAAATCTGGTTTTTGTTCTAATCTTGCCAAAAACTTTTCAGTAGGTCCATATGCAATTGGTACTTTAATAATACTATAATCGGAATTGTCTTGTTTTTTGTGTTTAATGTTGATATTATTAAAAAGAGTCCCAAATGCTACAATAGTCTTTTTGATTATTTCGTGATAATAATATTGACCCAACATAATAATACCTTTTATTAACTATTTAGATTTAATAATCTCCAAAAGGATTTCTTTCACTAAAATCTAGAATATTGTCTGCTTCATTTTGTATCTGTATATTTTCTGCAAAAGTGTCATATTCATCTTGCGTATTGGTTGAGTATATTTTATAATTTGCATTTGATCCTCCAAAAGTTGTTCCCATACCAACTATTGTTTCTCCTGCTACAAATAATCCATTAGTAATTTTTACTTTTAGTGTTCTTGTGTCATAGTCCCAATCATCAACTTTCGCTTCTGTTCCAGTCAAAGAACCAGTAACTGTTTCGTTAAAGATATAATTTCCGCTAGAAATACCAATTGGCGATGAAATTCTAACAGTTGGATTTGATGTGTAACCAACTCCTGCATTAGTGTATCTGAATGCAGTTACAATACCAATTGAATTTATAAATGCTTGTGCAGTAGCATTTACTCCACCATTTGGAGCAGTAGATATAGAAACTATAGGCACAGTAGAATAACCAACTCCACCAGAAACCAATTCTATTGGAGACAAAGAACCAGAAGAAACAATTGCAGTTGCTATTGCACCGGAACCAGTTGTACTTATAATCTGAACTGTAGGTATAACTGTATAACCAATACCTGGATTTATAATTAAAATACTACCAACAGAATACGAATTTTGACCAGAGCGACTTGTCATAATGGCAACAGCAGTTGCATTTATACCTCCATTTTTTGGAGGAGAGATGGAAATTGTTGGCGTAGAAAGATACCCAAATCCATCATTAATTATATCAATTTTTGATACTGATCCACCATTGACATTTGCAAGATTTGAAGCAAGTTGAGTTACTGCAGATGCTGCTGTTGCTTCAGAACCAACCATTTTAAGTGTGGTAATATATCCAAAATCTTTCACAGAATCATCTACCTCTGGAATAGATGTATCAATATCATCATCTGCTTCATAGTCAAATACTTCACATTTCAATACATAAACATAAAGATTATTCAATTGATAAAATGGTGCCTTTCCTTCGACATATTTTATTTCAAATATTGTATTATCTAATGGTAAATAAATTATATCTCCTTCTTCTGGTCTTAAACCTATTTGTATCTGCGTATCATCTGCCACAAAAGAAGATATGAAATCTTCGTATCTTTCTTTGGAAATAATTAAAGTCAATTCATCTGTAGTTTGAACACCAAATTTTGACAAAATATCTCCATTTCCACCAAAACCTTGATAATTCGTCAAGTATGCTTCAATTCTATATCCATCGTAAAAATTAGATACAACTATTTCTTTTATGACACTTGTTTTATTTATAATTCTTCTTGGTATATAAACAATATCTTGTCCATACATTCTTAATTGTTCATTTATCAAATCTTGTACTAATCTTTGTTCACTAGCAGAACCTTGTAAAAAATATGGATTAAGTGGAGACATAATGTTATCCTATAAGGTCCATTGGAGGCAATTCGTATTCTGTTTTTAACTGGTGTTCGATCTCTTCTATCTCTTTGACTGCATCATCAAAAAGTTGTCTTCCGTTTAGTTGAACACCACCAGGAAGCATTACACCTTGGAATTTTATCATATTTTGTCCCCATTGTTTTTTAATTAAAGCAGTTACATATTTTTTTAACCACCAATCATTATATACACTCGAAACATCTGCTGGATTTACCATCCTATAACAATCAAAAATAAGATAATTAGTTGGACTCATTTGGCTCCAATCAATATCTAGATATAATCTATGATTTTTCTTATTAAATCTAGTTTGAATGTCTGGAGTAATAATTCTACTTAAATCCTCCAAATATGTCTTAACCATTGCATAATTTAAAAGATCAAGTGCTCCATAGTAATATAAGTCATTTAAAAATAATTGATATTTGATGTTAAATAAACCACCAGAAATTGTACTAGAATCTACTTTAAAAACGTTATTTACACCAATTACATGATCGGGAAGTTGTATAAAATTATTAGATTCTGTATAAGAAACAGTAGTAATTCCAACATTGGAAGATGCAGTTGAAGTTGTAACTCCTGTTCTTATAGAATCTAATTGACTTTGTGATAACTGATGTTTTAAGAATACTTTTTCGATTCCATCATAATGTCTTTCATTGAAATATTGAATTGCATCATCAACTAAATCGTCAATTTGGTCATCATCTACATTAATTTCTAATACTGGATATCCAAGTTTTCTTAAACAATAATCAATTAATCCTTGGCGAGATGATGGTTGTGTCATTTTACAATACCTTCCTTTTAGTATTTATTGCCGTATATGAACTTACTTTAAAATCTGATACATTTATATTTTATTAGAATTTAAATTTATTAGTAAATTTTTAATTTCACTTAAATCATTTTTTATTGACTTGACTTCATCTTTTAAATTTTCAAATTCTTTTTTTTCTTTATATTTTTGGTCTGATATTTTTAAAAATTGATCATATTCACTTTTGTTTTTATTGACAATTGCATTAGAATTTAAATCTCTAATTAAATTTCTATCAGTTTCTACTATCAAATAATTATTCATTCTGCTGCATAAGAACGAAGAGCAATTGACCTAAAGTTTTTAATTCTAGGTGGTTTTGATTGATCATTAGATGTCATAATTACTTTAATCATAAAACCATTAAATTGTGGTAGATTGTCAGCAGTAAACTTATATTCACTAAATTGATTTAAATTATTATTTGGATTTACTATTTTATCTGGTGATCCATCGGTATTAAATGGAGTATAAATTTGTTGGAAATCTGAATTATCATTTCTGTAAAGTTTATACATAACTCGAATATCTGCTCCTGCAAATTTATGTCCATCAAATTGAACATAAAGTGAGTTTGATGGGAATTCCAAAGATATTTTTTTAGTTTCATATATTCCAGAATTTGGATCATTTCCTGGAATTTTACATCTACTATCAGTCTCAAA